TTTCCAATGATTACCATTCACATGCCAATCTCGTATGGTCTCAGTTTTAACATCTTGCCATTCAGGAGTAGCAGAGCAATGGACTATGATTTTATTTATCTTTCTCATCCTTTTATTGTTTTTCTTACTTCACAGCTCATATTATAGCATATTGAGATAGTTAATCTGAGCATTTCTGATTTAAGTTCAGCAATTTCTTTACCTTGCTGTTCTATTTTATCACTGAGTATATTTCGTTCTTTAACAGCTTCTTCTAATCGTTTTTTAGTGTCATCACTTAAATTTTCGTAAAATTCAAGAGATTTTTGCATACCTTCAATGACAGTGTTATCTATATCGGCATTTTGTTTTTTACGACTTAATAACCATGTTACACAAGAACTTATAGCTGCTGAACCTGTACCTACTAAAGCTGTAATAATCTCTTGCTCTAACATACTATACAAATTTTTCCCAGTCCAACTTGATTGCTTTTCCGATTGCGTCAGCAGTCCATCTGCAGAAAATCATTCCCTCATAGCCATCTGGGTCATTTGCTACTTTATAAGCAGCTCTGAGGCATGATGCTTCATCTTTTAGAGGGTCTGGATAGAGGTCTGCGTAATACATATTAGCAAGATACGCTGCATCTCCGTGTGTTACATGACTAGGAATTGTCAGACCAAGGCTTTCCATAGACTTCTTGACTTGAGAAGTTGTCCATGTGTGCTGTTGGCCATTTGCATTTTCCATCATTTTACTTACATGCTCTGCAAGCGCATCTGTAAAATGGTAGCCATGCTTTTTAACATACTCTGAATATCCTTTTGCGGACATAAGAGCATTCGCTGTTTGCTCATAAGGCAAATCAAATTTAACCTTATGCTCACCATGAGGAGTAGCTATTCTGCTTTCTACTACCACATCTTCGTCATCTTCATGCTCCTTATCGTGATGGTCGCATGAATGATGCTTTACTATAATGCATTTCAATCTGTGCCTCATAACTTTTAGCTTTCAAATTTTTTGATGAAATTTTCCATCATTTCCTGCTGTTTTTTCATGAGTTCTTCCATGCCACTGATAGACTTCTCAATCTTGCCGAAACGCTGCTCTGTTTCTTGCTTTTCCTTATACATAGGATTAAGCTCTGCAAGCAATGAAGGAGCTTTGTCAATGATGTTTTGAGCTTTAGAAGCAGAAGCTAAAACCTGTTCAGCATTTGCCTTTTGAGCTTCAACTTCGCTTGTCAATCCAGATTTTTCTGTTGACAGAACAAGATGCCCGGCATAGGTAACTGAATGGCTTTCAGGAATAGCGTAAGTTGCCATTTTTCCATTGGCCTCTATAGTAACATCTACTACCATCTCTGTTTTGCCAGTCTTCTGGTTCATTTCTAATCGAGGAAACGATACCTGAGTGGCTTTGCCTTGAATAAGGCTAAATTCCTGTGTATCAAGAATGTATACAGGATAATTCTGCTTTATATCTTTGAATAACAACATATAGCTTATCTTTTTGAATTGTTAATAAAAAAGAGGGCGCTCAGAGAAGTATAAAACTTCCCTAAGTACCCTCAATTTCAATTAGGTTGCTGGTTCAGCTGGAATAGAAACGCTCAATGAGCTATTGATAGCATAGCAGTTGGATTTTCCGCATACTATCTTAATAAGTCCTTGAGTCATTCCAAGCTGGTTGATAGTAACAGATGTAGGAAGTGTCGTTCTACCTTGGAATGCAACCACAAACCGTTCATTGATTACCTGTGTCTCAGCTTGGCATTTGCAAGCATTCGGAGTAGTAATCGTGATTGTTGCTACAATAGGCACGAATACGGTAGTTCCGTTAAGAACAGGCGTTTCATTCCTATAAGTAACAGTCGCAAACGGTTGATTGGTAGAAGTTGCACAGACACAACGACACAATTTCTCCTTAAATGTGGCCAAGAACGAAACTTGATTTGCCACAGGAGCAGCGGCTAAGCCTACTGGCGATAATGTAACCATAATCTTTACAGTTTAATGGTTAAACATTACTGGCCACAGCCGCATCCGCAGCTATTACCACCACAGCCACAATTGCCAAGCCTGTTGAAACGCTCGTTAATCAGGTTGTTCTGGCGCTCCTGAGAAAGCTCGAATTTAAGGTCCTGAATTTTCAGAGCCTGTTCGTCCTTCCAGTGGTTGTTCAGAGTGTCGATGATACGCTGAGTGTTGTCCTGACCAGCGCGAAGAATATCGCACTTATCCTGCTGAGCTTGGAAAGCAGTAGACGAGAAGCCCTGCGTAATCGCAAAGCCAAGGTCACGCTGACCATTGCGGAGTTCGGCAGTGTCTTTACAATTCTGGAGGAACAGGTCACCGCGGAAATCAGCAATCTGGCGCTGAGTCTGGCAGCAGCAGTTCTGCAGAGCCTGGATAACATTGCAGTCACCGAGGTTAACAGCATTGATAACACGCTCAGCAGAGAAGCCAACCTGACCAGCAACTTGCTGGATAGCAGCCTGAACATCGCAGCAGCACTTCTGAAGAGTGTTGAAGTCAATGTTAAGCGTCTGAGCCAGCTGGCTAAGAGCAAAACCATCGCCCTGGATGGCGGACTTAATACAATCAGCATTCTGGTTGTCCTGCAGCTGAGTGCGGATAGCATTGAGCTGAGCCTGAGTTTCAATACCCTGAGTAGCAGTACCTGCACCATCCCCACCAAAGCCAAAGCCTCCATTGCGGAACAGAGCCAGGAACATAAGGTAAGCAAACGGATTGTTCATCCAGTTGTTCATACCTCCACCCATCATGGCGGCCATCGAGCCCAAATCATCTCTACGGTTATTACCGTTTGCCAGGATGGCAGCTGCGAGCGCGTTGTCATTGTTATCGCGGTCGCAACAATATATTTTTTCTACAGTTTCTCCCATAATTTTGAAGAATCTACAGTTTCTCCCATAATTTTGAAGAATTTAGAAATTTGTTAAACAATAAAGTTAATTATAATATTTCTTGCAAGAAATTATTCTTTTTTAATTACCCATATCCTTAAACTCACGCATGACTTTCTTTATCTTGTCTTGCTTATTCATGTTGTAAATTTTTAGGTTTTATGTTAAAAATAACTTTGCGAATTACTTACTTATTAAAACAACGTGTAGCTACAACACCTCGCTGCCGTTTCCACTATGTAGTAGAATAATTTTTCTTTGTCGTTCAATTATCTATTTTAATATAGACACGAAGTGACTGCCTTTTGTAGCTACCTATTACAATAATCCTATGAATAAAACAATCACAATCATAATATTATATTGTCCAATCGTTATCCTCATATCCTGTTGGTAAGTTGATGGTTACACCATTTTCCTTATTACCATAAATTGTATAAACAAATTCTGTACCCGGTGTATATATTTTGCCAACAATTGATTTGTTTGCGCTAATAAACTTACAATTACGCAATGTCATGCTGTTACTATAGCCCTCTCCAAGACTTGAAATGACTATTATGTCTCTATTTTTCGTGCTTACCAACTTACATTCGGATAACAAAATAGTTACACCTTGTTCCAAATGCTCTTGTGCGTCATGGGTAAAATATGGCACACCACCTGCAGCATTACAAATAAACTCGCATCTTTCACAAATTATAGTCGCCGTTTTATATGTGCCTTGGCCTAATGCGTGACAACTACCCCATCTATGACTGGTGTCATTATTCTCTTCTGTTACTGATTCAGTTGTAACTATTGCACCAGAATCAAATCCGTTATGGATAAGAATTACATCTACATACTCATGTAGGTATTCTTTATTATCATTGCTTGCCGCTTGGTCGTGAACAGGATATCGACAATTGAAGCATTGAACTGTAAGATTCTGTAACTTATTATTCCTGCCTTTTAGACATATTGGCGAGAAGTGATTACTGGTGTTGTATTTAATAGTCGAAGGGAAATTTGCTTCAATAATAACATTCTCTTTCTTTCCGCAACCAATCAGATTTACATTGTTTGGAAGAACCAAACCTACGTCAGATGTATCTGTGTAATCACTATCTCCAAAGTATTCACTAATCATATCATAAGTACCAGGATAAATATGAATATTATTTGGCTTAGAGGTATCTGTAACTGCATGCACAGCATCAACTATTGACGTAAAATCACCTGTGCCATCTTTTTTGACAGTAACATTATATTCTGATGGTTCAGGAGTTATTGCGCTATTTATGAAAGACAAAATTGGTTGGATGCCCTTTCTAGACCATGCTTTAATAAAGTTGACAGATGCAGGAATGGTTATTTCCTCATTTTCAAATGTAGCTTGTGTCCAACCCAATATCATAATTGGATTAGAATAATTTTCATCCGTATATCCCCATACAGCACCAAGCGCACTTGTTGTCTTATATTTACCTGTAAAATAAACCTTATTACCCTCGCTAACGGGAATAAAGTCACTTATGTAAAAATCATCATTTGAAGCATAATTACCATTTGCTGCAATGAATCCATATTGAATAGGTATAAAAGCATTTAAGCCTAAAGACAAAATTCGAATATACTGCCGTTGATTTAGATTATGTATCTGGGCTATTTGGTTATCATAGTTCTTAATTGCCAATTCAATAGTAGGACTAAATTCCACATTTTTTTCATTACGTAGAACAGCCTCGGTATCAGTAAACGTAAATATACTGTTATTTAAGATTGCTGACCAATCTAATACTGCATATATTTCAAGTTCCCCTTTTGACAAATGAATAAGTCCGTTTGTTTCTTCATCAAAATCAAAGGTGTAAGAGCCTGTTGTTGAGCCAACTTGGTTAAAAGATATTCTCCACAAACCATTAGTTCCACTAACAATCTGATATACATATAAAGCATTCGTAAACGCTTGTGGCTGTTTTACAACATACAATTCTTTGATTAACTGATTTACTATGTAGCACGAACTAAATTTAGAATCATATTTTATATTCTCTACAACGTCATAACTCCATGAACTACCATCATATTTAAGAATATAAGTATTATAAGTAAACGGCACATTTATGTTGTTAAAATTGACATAATTACCTCGTTTTGCTGCTATATAAAACACCTTTTCACCACTTACTACATTAGGGTTGGTTGATGGAGTTGCATACCCTTTATACAAATAGCCTTTTTTGGTAAGAGATGATAACGAATATAGTTCAACAACATTCTCAATCAATAATTCTTTATCTACACCCATAAATAGAGCAACGTCTCCTGCTTGACTTGTTGGAGCAATGTATAAACGTATGGTACTGATTGAATCAGTTTTTACAAACTGTGATATTGTTCCAACTGTTAAGCTTGCAAGTCTAGTACTAGGCGATGTTGTCGGGTTATATATTCCAAATCCTGTAGAACCTGTATTCACAGGGTATGTGTGTTTAATGGTGAAATATATGATTGTACCATTTGGTATATTGGATATGTCAAGCTTATCTCCCCATATTGCAGAGTCTATAGGAGAGGTGTAATGCAAGACATTATTTTTAATCAATACACCACCACTTTCAACAAGGTTATGGCTGCCTACTTTTGGTTCTTCATCTACACTCTGCCACTTAGTAATATTAGTAGTAAATGATTGAGCAATCAATCTTGCTTGTACGTAGTTATTGTCAGAACTCTGTTCAGAGCCTTGTATAAACCGAATGCTCATACCTCCATGTCGAACTGATGTAGGAATAAGTGTACTTAAATTAGAGCTACTTAATAGAGCTGAAAGGGACTTAAAAACAACTCCGCCATTACGCGCTGATACATCATAAATTATTTCTTGTTCTGTTGCAAGTCTAGTAGTTTTCTTTGTCCATGCACCACCATTCCACTGAAGTATAACAGCTTCTCCATCCGCTACAGATACGCCATCAAAATTCGCATAGACTCCAACTGTAGTAGCTATATAGAATACAGGACCATCAGGCACACCGGGATTAGTAGCAGGAGTAGCAATTCCAGCAAATGTAGAATTTTCTCCTACAGAACTTACTATATTATTAAGTACATTCTGGAGAAGCTGCCCAGTTATTTCTTGGTTGCCATTTGTCTTTATCACATTGGCTATAGCCGTTTTTAATGTAGTCCAATTTGCCATATCTATTCAATATTAAAATCGTTATTAGAGTCACTGTTAAAATCTCCTCCAAGGGGTACAGGCTCATACCCACCTATATTGGCTATTACAGTATCAGTCTCAAATTCGCATTCAACTGCCGCTAAATCTCCTTGGTCTTCCCATTCGGGCTCCATGCTAAACGTAGTCAAATCATAAGTCTGCAATTTACTTGTAATTTGTTTACTTTCACACAATCTTACAATCCTAAGAGCATCACAAAGATATTCTGGAGCTACAAATGTAAACTTATAAATCTTTTTGCTTACTTGGCTCTCAATAAATGTATAGCCCATCCGCTCAGTGGCTTCTTCTTCAAAATCATATTCAGGCTTACCAATCTGTGTATTCAAATAGCACCTAAATTTGAAATTATCAGAAAAGTCTACTATGCCATTTTTAAGCTCAAAGTTATATGAATTGTAATACTCAAGAAGCAGATAATCATCCACTTTGTTAGTTACAGTGAATATATCAGAATATATAGTTCCTAAACCTGATATTGAAATAGCTAAATAATACAAACCTTCATGCTTTATTTCAACTATAGGAAGAGTACCAGGATATTTAAGAAGCTTAAAGTTAGTATATGACTTAATAACTAAGCCATTTTCTTTCATACTCGTTGTTATAGTAGTATATGCCCTCGTATTGAAATTATACAATCTCACCCAATTTATAGCTGTTCCACTGGCAAGAACTACTTGAAAAGGCAATAACATATTCTTATAGGTTATTAGCGGATAAACCTGGCCAAAAGCATAATCTTTACGATGATTTTGCAGTGCAAGATTATCGTAAAAAGGCAATGGCGATATGTTATTATTTACTAACTTCATGTTGCTAATTTACAAATAAAAATCTATATAAGAAAATTTCTTAATAATTTTTAACACACAGTTTTATTGAGGCACATAAAGTAATCTTACTTTAGCATGGCGAGTATTTACATTGACAGAAATCTCATCTATTTTTCCATTCCCTATAGTAGTTTTAATTAGCTCAAGTTCATTCAAATCTTCTTCTATAGGAAACTCTATAGTATGCTTCATGCACATTTTTACGCCATTCGCATATAAATCTCCAAGCACATTACAGTCAAGATTTGATGCAGGCATATCATACATATAAAAGCGCACAAGATATGCCCAAGCTGCATAGAAATTCTGAATCACAGCATTATATGTATCACCGTTTTCATCTATCAACTGTGTTTCAATTATAGGCAATTCTAAAGAGGAACCGTTTTTAATTGGGCATAATAGTGCAAAGCCATCGTCTGAGAAATTAGATGGGTTAAATAGCATATAATCCACGTCAGATGAAAACTGGCTTATATTTATTTCTTCTGTTTTATCTTTCTGTATATAGTTAGATTTAACATCTATGGTTACTCCACCAAACAAATCAGTAACGTCATCCATCCAGCCAAATTCATATCGTTGGTTTAGGTCTGTTTTATCATATTCTACTTCTGATTGAAAATATGATGATAGCTTTTTGTTAAACTGGTCTACTAGTTTAGTAAAATCGAGCTGAACATTTGTATTATAAGAGTATGAGCCTCCTCTCATAAAGAAACTTATGTGTTCAATCTTAAATTTACCATCTTCTATATACCAATAACATCTAAAACAATCACGAAGCATTTTCATTATATCTTCTAATGATACTTCTGCTTTTTGAGCGGGCTGGTCATATTCACCTTTAAGTATATTTGTTTTTTGTGTTATGTGTACATAAAATCTTGCCATCGACATTGGTACAGTTGTATCATACAAAAAGCGACTATATTCGGCAGTTGCTTCATGCTGAAGAGTAGGGTCTATTTCTTTAAGCAAAGCCTTTATTGCTGCTGCTATAGAATAACTATCTTTAAGAGTATATTGCTTTCTTAGTCTTTGTTCAAATAAAGAATAATAGCTATCATATACATACCACAATGAAGCATTAGCCCAAGAATTTCTACTAATAGGCAAAGGCCTGCCTATACCAACACTACTAGGAATAAACTCATTAGTGAAATACTGACCATAGTCATTCAAACCATATCTTGTAGGCTTATCTACTGCTCTAGAAGTACAGAAAAACATTCCGCCTGTTAGCCCAATACACTTCTTATAATTCCTATTATCTGTGACAAAGTCATCAGATGGCAAATCGTATGTGTTCTTTATACCTTCAGAGTCTTCTACAGAATCTACATCGCAAAGCAGGCGTCTATAGATATGATATACGAAAGGACTTTCTATAATAAATGTATCGTCTGGATTATTTACATTTACCATTTTAACATCATCGCGCAATATGTATTTATTGTCAGGGTCACTAACACCCCATTTCTTTTCTGACTGATATAGCAGGGTATTATCTGAATTTCTATATAAACGTATCCAATACATAGTAGAGCTTCCATCTACTAATTCCATTTTGCACGTGTAACCTGGATTCCATTTACTCCAATATCCGTTTGTTCCAGCATATACTCCATTAACATCAGAAATGCTAGCATTTCTTATATAAAACTCATTTCCTGCTTTTATATAAGAAAAATAATATTTGTTTATCAAGTCGTTGTGATTGTCAATTACTTCATTTACATCACTTTCCCAGTATATACCTCCGAAAAAATTAGATATTGAATTAGAACCTCTAACATAAACCTGCATTAAAGAGCGTTTATGCAGGTTTATTCTCGATATAGCTGGAGCAAGTTTTATAAGGTCATAAGTATTTTCATACTTGTTAACCACATCATTATATTCATCAAGGGCTGTTGTTTTAAGTTCACATGACTTTTTTTCATAATCAAGTTTGCAATCTGTTTTATTAAATTCGCCTTTATAATATTCCACCCATTTGCCAGAAGTCCTATTATATTTATCTATAGTAAATATCATGTGGTCCTCTAGGCTTGAGTTATGTACAATCTCATAGTCATTGCCAAATAGTTTTATTTTTCCATCAAGTGAAATACGGAAAAATTCTTGCCCACTTTCTTTAGCATATTTTTTATTAAGCTCTTTATAATGTGGATTTACTTCTACTTTATCACCGCCATTCTTCGATATGTAAAATTTATATTTTGGAGGTATCATATCTTTAATTCTTTATAATTCGTTTAACATTTTTATGCTGAATAACTACTGCACCATTAGGCAATGCATAGTATTTAGTCTCACTTTGTTTCCTAATACTTCTCACGTCATCCTCTATTTTTGAGAGGTCCATATTTCCATTGGAATTAAGAGAAATACTTAGGCCATCTGAACTAGCAAATGCATTAAGATATTTATCTTCAAATGTTCCTTTATTTAGGCTATCAATAACATCTGGAAGTATCTTTTTGTATTTCCTAGTTCGCTTCTTACTTATAATAGCAAGTGCTTCTCCACCTTCAGCTCTCATTCTATGCTTCTTCTTATTCCTTACACCCAAATCAATATCATCACCTGATGCATGAGAGCCTCCTTCCAAGAACTCAAGACCACCTTCTCCGTATTCATCAGACTGGCTCGCTGTTACTTGTTTGGCTTTAATTTTAGCTACTGCAAATGATGTCCACATTGTAGCAATAGCAGCTAATGCGAGAGCTGGGCCAACAATAGGAATTGAAGAGAATGAACTCCACAAATTAGCAGACGCTGTGACAAGCGAAGATGCCTGAGTAACAGTGTTCATTGCTTCTTGACGTTTTTGGGCGGCCTGCAGCATTTTTTGTTTTTCTTGCTGATTTTTCTTTTCTTGCTCTAATTCTTTTTTAGCAGTAGCTACGTTATTAGCATAGCCATTATTGCGAGCTTCAACCTCAGCATCATAAGCTTTTTGTGCGGCCTCTACTCGAGCTTCAGCTGCTTCTACGGCCTGTTCAGCTAATTCAACTTCGGCATCCATAATGGATTGAAGCTGTTCTATTACTATATTTACAGCATCTTTTAGGGCATCAATCTGGTCATCATCAAAGCCAAGTTTCTCAAGCAAAGTACCGCCTAAACCTTTTTTACCGATGTTTTTAATAAAGTCATCAAGCTCTGATAATTCACGGTCGATGCCTTTAACCGTGGCTTTAGCAGCATCAATCTGAGCTTGACTCCAATCTAGTCCACCAGCTTCTGCTAAACGTATTTGTTCTTGCCATCTAGCTTTTTCTTGTTCAAGCTTAAATCGGGTTATCTCAGTTTCACTGCGCTTAACTTCATTAAATACAGCTTCATCAAGAGCTTGTTGCTCATCGAAGCTTGACATATTAAAACTACCAACAGTAATAGCCTTTTGTTTATCAAAAGATGCATTTATAGCGCTTGTAGGTTGTCTTTTAGCTTCTGGTAACTGAGCATTCTTAAGTAATGCTATTTGTCTTTCTACATCTAATCGCTTTAATGAATTGCTGAGTTCCTCATAAGAACCTTTTTTTGATACTTCACCTTCTAATTCTAACAACTCTAATAGCTGTTCAGCTTTTTGTATTTCTACATCTATATTGAACAAATCTAGACTTAGAGTTAAGCCTTTTTGCTTGTTCTTTATAGCATTTTCTATATTATCTAGTGCTTTGATAGCTGTTTCTTTTTGGCTTTCTGTAAGCTTTTTATATTTTTCGTCTTGACCATTCAGTATTTTTTGGATTCTAGAATATTTATCGTTTAAATCAGCTATTTCTTGATTGAATGATGCAAAGGCTTCAGCTCTGCGCTTCTTATTTTCATCCCTCTCAATCTCTGTACGGCTCTTTTGATATGCTTTTTCGGCTGCTAATGCCAGGTTATTTAGGCGGTCATCAGCGTCTCTTGGTGTACGACCTCTTTTATCTTTTTTGTGAGATTCTTCTAAGCCAACTTCTTTAAATAGAGCATCTGCTTGGTCTTCATAAAATTTCCATACGTTGAAATAGCTTTCAATTTCTTTTTTAAGAGCATCTGCATCTTTTTGTAAACTTTCTACATTTCTCTGTCTCTGCTTTTTTAATCTAGTTTCAAGTGACAAATCAGAGTCTGGTCCAGAAATGCCGCCCCATAAAGCTTTAAAGTAATTTATAGTTTTGTCGAAAAAGCCGTACTCACGCACTTTTTCAAGTTCAGCTTTATTTTCTGCAACTAATAGTTTTTGGTATTGCTGGGACACAACATTCAGCGCAGCTTCTGCTTTAGCTCTTGCTTTATATGCGGCCACTACAGATTCAGTATTATCTACAAAAGCATTATTGGCATCATTTATACTATCAATGGTGATGCCTAATTTACTGAACTCTTTTTCATTATCATTAATCCACTGTGTTTGTGCTTTTATATTATTCCCTAAATCTTTCCAATTTTCAGATAATCTTCTTAATACTGCTATCTGCTGGCCATAAGACCCTGTAGACCCTTTTCCTAGCTCATCATTTAAGTCCTCTAAAGCATCTCCAAAAGATTTAGCTGCATCTCTACCTGCTAACGTTTTATCAATCCATGTGATAATTTCTTTACCGTACATAGAGAATACAGTAAGTAAAACTACTAATGCTGTATTCCAACTAAACAGTGATTTTACAATTGACTTTGTTACACTTACAGTTTCTTTACCTTCTGCTCTCAGTAATTCATTTTTCTTTCTTAGTCTGTTAATTTCATCAACTACCATAGGCATATTATTCGATATACCTAAGAAGAATGTATTAAGCGATACAGCTGCAGCAGGTAATTCTCGTACTACTTGAGAAATAGAAATGCCTAAGCCATCCCATGTTTTTTGGTAATGACCTACAGACAATTTATAATTACCTGTCGCTTCTTGCAATTTTATCATCTGCTGATAAATTGCATTTGTTTCAGCTTCAAGCTTTTTACCAGAGTCAGCAGCTTCTCTCTCAGTTGCAGACATCTGATTAAGTCGTATTTTATTTAATGCATATTGAGCTGAAAGTCTATTATAAGAGCCTTCTGCAGAATTAGCAATTGTAGCTTGTAATTGAGCAATCTGATTTGCTTCTCGTATTTGAGTTGAATAGAGTTTAAGCTGCTGATTTTCTTCTGACTGAGCATAGGCAAGTTTCTCTTGAGCCTGAGCTAATGGGTCTACTGTAGCTTTCTGCTGTTTTCTAGCAGAAGTAAGCTCAGCAATCTTAGCTTTTAACTCAAGTAATCTTTTACCTTCATCTGACTGTAAATAAGCTAATCTTTGCTCTGCCTTTTCTACTTCAGACAGAGTTTGGATATGAGGCTTCATTTGGTCATCAAGGGCCTTAATCTGATTTTTCAAATTAAGAATATCATTGAGTAGCTGTTGCCCCATTTCGCTATCTGCTCTTTCAGCCGCAGTTAAAGACTTATATAGCTCAACTGTTTGCTTTAGGTCAGACTTAAGACGGTCATAAGAAGATATAGCTTGCTGGATATAACGCTGCTGTTCTACAGTTGCTCTATTAGCATCTGAAGTTTGTGCTTTAAGCCAAGCAATCTGTTTACCCGTATCAGATAAAGCTAATTTAAGCTCATTCTGAGCTCTTTCAAGTCTTGACGTAGATGCTGTTGCTTCATCAATAGCTTTACGCCCTTCACTTGTAGCTCCACTAGCAGATTTAAGAGAATGCACAATCCTATCTGCACCTGCCCTAATAGCATTTACCATTGTCTCGTATGACTGATTGAGCTCGCCAAGTTGCTTGACAAGCTTTTCAATTGAGTCATCCGGCTCAATTATATCGCTATATTTTATCTTATCGTCTTCAGCCATAATTATTTCCTTTTATGCCGTTTAACACTCTTGCTTTCTGCTTCTAATTGCTGTTTTATATTATCAACAGCATTATAGAATTGAAGTACTGTCATCTTTTTAGCGTCCATGCTTGTTTTTTGAGCTATCAAAAGACAAGTACTTTCAAATTGCTTATCATATTTTATCTCAACAGACTCACTTCCTATGTATGATTTTGGAGAATGCATATTAAGCATTATCATATCTATGGTTTCTATCTGTTCAGAGTTATCTGTGTCATTTATCATAGAGTCCAACACAAGAAGTGTTCTTTGCTTTAACTTATCGTATGCATCTTTTTCCTTTGGATTTACAAAATCTCCTGGAAAGTACATTTCAAGTTCGGTGGTTACTTTTTTTTTAAGCCAAGTCAAAAAGTCTATAATCTTTGAATGCTTTATTTCTTTAAGCCTGGCCAATATGTTTTTAAGTCCATCGTCTGACAAATCATTAACTTCTTCACCGTCTATGCTATGAATAAGAGCTGCAAAAGCTAAGTACCTTGGTGAAATTTCGTTGTTCACCATATACATATTTTGCCTCATGTTTTGCAGTTCTTGCAAAGCTTTTTTGGCATTATTGCTTTTAATGAATTTAGCAACACGGGTTATATGGGCATCAATATCATCTGCATCTGAGCCAATTCCAGAGTCTATAAGCAAATACTTATTGTACTTCTGAAAATTTACAATAGGCATTTCATCTATGCTGTCATATACCCGTACGACTTTTTTATTTACTATCAGGTTTTTCATATTAAAATTCGCGTTATAGGGGTTGATATGATAGGAATAAATATAATGCTCATCTCGTTAAAGAAAATAGCGAGAATGATAGCGAGAATAAGCGACGTCCAAAAGCTTAAGCAAAAGTCACAATCGAATAATTGAGAAATAAGCTTAGGAGCTCTGGTAATTATCTCATCGCGCACACCGAGTTTTCCAATTAGCAAAATAGCAAATGCTGCTGCTAAGGCTATATATATTAAAGCCGAAAGCATTGTTATAAAATATACCGTTGACATAATTCTCTAGTTGTTAAAGTAAATTCAATTCGTATTCCTGCATAAGGGTACATGAAGAATTGTTTATCAATATCTTGTATACCTTCTCCTTTATAAGTATAGTTATTATAGATTTTCTCTATTGAATAACCTTTGTATATATTTTCAAAGCGCTCATATATATCATTTATAACAAGCTTACCAGTTGTAGTAATAAGACCTGGAGTAGTTAATACCCGCATAATTTCATCTTTTACTTCTTCTGTATGCATAACAGTTTCATCTTCATAAATGCTACTGAGGTCATACCAGAATATAATGGCCCCGCTGAAAGTATATTGTGGCAATGATTGAACTACTTCAGTAATCTTTTGTGGGTCATAAATATCAAACCATGAAAAATTGCCAAAGTTATCATTCGGTAAAAGTGACACATATTCTCCATTGCCGTTATACATCGCAGGATATATAAACTTATTACCATCTGGCCTATGTTCTACAAGCTTATATGCTCTACCAAATGCATAATTAAGCCACTTAAGTCTGTTCATAAGTGACTTTTGCATATCCTGTAATATCTTATCAAGCAATACAGGGTCTTCCTTAAATCTTATTTGTACTGAGTTTTCCTTCATTTCCTTATTGCCTGTTTTAATCGTTTAACTAATTCTTTTCTTATGTGAGAACGAATTATTCTGGTAAAATTTTTATCTGTTAAGCGAAAAATCTCTTCACCATATTTCTCAATAAGTTCAGGTGTTTTTTCATCACTCGCGGTCACATAAAAACCTTCTGAGTCAAATACTACAAACATAGACTCATGAAAAGCACCTGTATCTCGTAATGTGACCCTTGTAGTAGGCTGACCTTTTTTCTTTTTTATTTGTATGGTTTTAGGCTTGTATGGCATATAATCCATTATCTTTTCACCTCTACCGTTGATACCACGACGATATAACTGGTCATCTGCTATAGCTGATACTATTACGTCTTCTTTGTCACGCACAATATCTTCTAATAGCATAGGCAAGCTATCCTTAAAACTTCGCAACCTATATTCCAGATTGCGGAGTGTCGCGTTATATCGTTTTACAGCCATACTTATACAGTTCTATATTTAATGCCATTGTTTCGGCATGGCAAACATACTCTATCAATTCCAGAAGTACTTAGCTTAATGGCCTTGAAAGCCATATCTAGCTGATAACTTAAACCTGATTTTTTCATAGAAGAAGAGTCACCATCTACTTCATATAATATATCAAGTCGAGAAGCATTGATTGAATGCCTATTTGTCCTTACGCTAGAGTTATATGCAAATTCGCGTAACATATCTACAGCTACCTGCTTAGCTATGACATCTTGGAACATCATTCTCTGTTCAATTATAAAATCTGTAATATCACAGCTTACAGTAACTTCTAAATTTAATCCGTAGTTGTTATCATAAGTATATTGATTATTTTCAACATCCCATAGATGAAGTGGGCACTTTGCAAAATCTTCATTAAAGTCATCATTGAAATTAACTGCATCTACAAGTTCTTCATTTACAAAAAATGGATGAATTTCAAGATACTTAGACCATGCCATCCAAGCAAGTAATTCTCTACGTGAGCATGAACCGCAAGGCTCTTTTGACCAATCTTTATTTTTTCTAATAGCTTGACTTCCCTCTGGAAGTTCAGACTGAAAATAGCACAAATACCAACTTCCTCCTGCATCATTATCTTCACTTTGATATGGCAAATAGAGGTCATCGACTGTAAACCATTCAGCACTATTATCTCGTATCTTATTAAGCTTTATAATCTTTACTGGAGCATCCATACTTGAATGCATAAGATACAAAGTATATTCTCCAGCTTTAGTGAACTGAAGACATATTTTATTTATCTTTGTGGTTACACCTTTTGCTCTTACTGGTACAATCTCGAAGCCGACTAAGTTTTTCTTATTCTTTACAGTATCTACTAATCTACCTGTTCCATCAAACAAAGTACGACTTTCGCATAATGGCTTATTTGTCCCTTCTACCGTTTTTTCATTGCAGTATCTAGCAATAGCCTTTTGAATGCTTGCTTTTGTTTTGCTCTCGAGCCATTCAGAAAATAAATTGGTTTCAACCCAATACTCAGACTCAATATCGGGCTGTTTTCCTTGTGCTTTTTGAAGCGCTTTATATCGTGTTCCTTGATAATCAACTACATTGCCTTTGCTATATTCATTTTCAGAATTGTATTCTGGAAAAGTGATATTCTTAAAGTCCGGAGCAATACATGACATATTCTGCAAAGTCAGCAAAGGATGAATTTGTTGAAAATATAAGCCACTTTCACTCACGGTTAAAGCATCAGATATTTTTAAGTCTGATGTATCATAATTCTGCTCCCATCCAATAAGGTGTAACAGTTTTTCTTGTATATCGTTGGCTCTAACCATAATTCTTAATTTTTAATGAAAAATAGGAGGCCACTATCGCCTAGTGGCTCAGTGTGCCTCCTACCAAAGCTAATAACAACTCAAGGATTTGCTATCGGTTTATCATCCTCCAACTCCTGCAGAAGCCTCCTTAGTATTAACCGGATTGTCTTTAGAGTTGACAACGACCACAGGCTTAGCATAAACTGCATCTTTACTTGATATGTTGAATGCCAGAATAGGACTTGCCAAAGTGTTAGGTGCGCTGTTATGAGCAGTGATAAATGCAACATCTACAGCAAAGCCGTAGTGTTCTTTACGAGTACGCTTCATATCTTCAGTGGCTGTACCCGCGATAGCACTGTAGTCACCAACAGAGTCATAGAAGTATGTACCACAAGGCATATTCAGCAACGGAAGAGTAGCGATACCCCATTCATGGCCGTCGCCTGATACTGTACCAAGCAAGCAATCACGCTCAAAACGAGTAAGCATACCCAATGAACCAGCACTTACTGCATAACCCTGAGCATATTTGTTCGAAGAAGCAGCGATGTTGTTTGTCAAGTGTACAATCTTGTCACCGAATTCATTCTGCTTGTTTACAGCATTGTAGAGTCCATTCTGCTGCAATTTCTTCATAATGCTTTCAACACCAGGGTCACCTATAAGGTGCAACTGACCATAGAAGTCGTTAGAACCCATAAGCACGTCAAGGTCACCGAATGCATTTTCACGTTCTGCCCATTTGAAGTTTACAGCATTAGTTGAGAAGTCGTACAACAGCTTGTTCTTCAGGACCTGAGTTTTAGCTGCTGCCAAAGCTGCCAAAGCTGCTTCGTCCAATTTCTGAGCAAGCTTGTAGATGTACTTCATCATCTTTGTCTGGAAGTCCTTCTGAATGCTGATTTCGTTGTTCATATACATTGCCGGAGCAATAGTAAATCCAAATGCGTAAGTAGCAAATGTGATTTCGACCATCTCTGAAGTATTTTCACTATCGTTGATAGTCAAAGCACGTTCATTGCCGATAGTAATATCGGCATCATAGTTAATTACCGGAGTTTCCAGCGTGTTACCGATGGAGGTCCTTGCTTTTTGCTTCAGTTCCTCAGTGAGGATGCCAGTAGGGTCTTCAGACTGCACCATAAAAGCGTTCAGCGCACCGTACCTACTGGGGCGATACTCAAACTTATCAAGGTTAGAGTTCGCACGGATGTTCTGGATACGTGTTAAAACTAGACTCATAACTTTTAAGTTTTTTAATTGTTAATACTTATGCTAATATGGTGCATTACCCTTTTACGCCTCATAGCATTTTTCGTTTATCTTTTAGGATGTGCCATTTTATCTAATAGGCAAACTTGCCACATTGTTTTCAGTTCTCAGTTGCATTGACTGGTCTGCAAATTCCTGTGAGTCACGGGTCAAACCATTTGCAAGCAGATGTGCCTCAATAGCTTTATCAGCTTCAACTTGGCTCTTAATGCCAGACAAGTCAAGTGTTCCACCTGTTCCGCCTGAACCGGACCCAAAGCCTCCTGTTCCACCGCCTATCTGCTGACGGCCTTTGTCAATTACATCTTTAAGCGATGTTTCCATTACAAGCTCCTGCATTGTGTAAGGATTAAGATTGTTCTTCGGGTTGTTAAGGATATTACCATCCGCACCACGAATAACAAGCTTCTTTCCTCCTTGACCGTCCTCTATAAAATCAGGAGTACCTTTTGCAAGGACTTCTGCTTTTGCAGCATTGAGCAGTGTCTTTTGAATAGGCTCAGTGATACCACTCTTAAACTTAAGGCCCGCTGTAGCAGCTTGAAAAGCATAATCTACATGTGTGTCCTTAATAGTTTTATCAAACTCTGCCTTTTTAGTATTGAACTCAGTTTCCTTTGTCTGAAGCTGAGTTTGAAGCTGAGTTACTTGAGCTTTAGCATCTTTCAGCTGTTGCTTCAAAGTTTCATCACCAGCTCCTTTTTCAAGTTTAGACTGGAGCTCTGCAACCTGTGCCTGAGCAGCAGTAAGCTGAGTTTGAATTGTTTTCGTAGACTCTGCTTTAGTTTTGTACTCACCAAGTACGCGCTTAGCATAGTCATAACTTTTTTCACCATCTTTCTTTTTAATACCTGTAATGCCAAGAATATCAGCATCATACTGACCGTGCAATGCACCGATTTTAGTGCCAATAACGGTATTCTCATCATTTCTTGACATCTCAGCAATCGCATTCAGCTGGTCATCCGTAAGGCCTGTTAAAGCTGAACTCTGTCGTAGCATCTCAATTGTTAACATATAGCTTTGTTTTTATTGTTAATTACTTTTGTACTAACTCTGCAGCATCTCCATACGGGTCGTGCAAGGCTGCCATAATGGTATAACCAAGGCCTTTATACGTTTTCTTGAAAAGCTGCCACTCTGCAAATGTGAACATTTGAGTATATGCTGGTGACTCTTCTTTGCCAGTCATTGGATTAAACCTACGACCGCGCACAATTGACAAGTGCACCATCTTCTCAGTACCCGGCTTAGGAGTATAACCACCCTTAGCCTGTGTTTTCGAGGCCGATGATTTTTCTTCGATAACATCATCAACATCTACTAGGAAAAGAACTACCTCGTCAAGCTCTTCTTGTAAGTTGCTTGTCCAAGCTTTTCCGCCTTTAGCTTTAGCAGCTTCTAGTTCTGCTTTGCGTTCTATGGCCTTTTTCTTGTAAGACTTAACATCCTCAAGACTGAGTGCCTGTAGCTGCTGAAGTTCCAATTTCTGTAACATATTCCAAAAGTTTTTTGTTTATAATATCTATTTTTTCTCTCATTGGCTTATTTGAAGCAAACTCAATTATGTTAATGTTCTCACGTTCAAATTTTTCGACTAAAGTACTAAAATTTATTTTAAGCTTTACCAAATTTTCATTTAATAACTCTTTTTCATACAATTTTAACACTTCATCCAGCGTTTTATGTGGATATGGCTCCAATTGCTTTAAGATAAGCATTCTCTGAAGTACCAAAGGATTGTTACGATACTCAACTTCAAGAATTTGTTGCGATATAGCATCTAGTTCTGAGTTAGACGCACCATTCTCCTTTGCTTGTTTGTACTTAGAATATAGTTCTGTTACTGTGAAAACGTAAAACTCTGTACCCCAGTTTACAGAAGATGATATGAAAGCACCTCCATACCTGAGTTTGCAAACAGTATCTTCGACAAATTTCTGTGCCAATTCAAAGTTGGTCTTTAAGGCATTGAGAACTGAGGTTTTGCTTTCAAAGTTAGCAGTTACCTGAGTTTCATTGATAGCTTCTTTTTCACTTACAGTACCACCTGAACCAACAACAGAAATTACAATTTCATTTTTAAGCCTTGCGCACTCATTGACATTATAATCAAGTGAGTCTTTATCGATAGTAGTTATCTGAACAGGATTACGCATATCTGCGACACCTTCAGATTGATTTGGTATAGGAACTTCTAAGAATGAACCAGGACCAGCTATACGCTTTTCGCTACAGCAAGGACACTTTTCAACTGTTCCATCATTGAGAATTTTATACTCGCCTTTTGCATTGCGTAGAAAACCTCCATCGCAGTAATCACCAGTCTCATTATTCTCAAAATTACAATCAGCTTCATACGCACTATATATAGGATAAGGTGCATACAAGTCTAAATGCTGCTTCGAAATAGAGAAGAACAAATACCAATCAAGATTTGACAGCTCTTTTGTAATTGGATTTTTCTTAAGGTCTTTATTTTTCTCATTGAGTTGTGTTGACCAAAAGAACCGAGCTGGGCAATATCCTAAATCGTGCTTTGCCTCTGAAATAAGTGACTGAATTTCATTTTTCTCATTCAGCTGATATACTCTTATAGAAGTATCATCAAATACAGCTATTCGATGTTCCGGCTGTTTGAAAATAAGCCACTCAAACTGATTTTCATCAAGTCTAAAAGTCTGGTAATCAATTACGGCATCAATCTCAAGCCAATAAAAATACGGCTCTGGGCGCAAAGATGTTTGTACTTGAGGAAGGTCTACTACCAAAATACTATTTGGCGATACCTGCATTCTCTTCCATCCGGTTGTCTTCCACACCTCTGGCTCATTGAGGTTATTCTTTTTATACTGAGACCAGTCTTCTGCAAGCTCTGAGTCTGTAAACTGGTATGAGCTTGATGAGTTACGACTATAGAAAACCCTTTCGAGTTCTCTATAGACGTCCTCAACTACAGCAGGTGTAGGCAACGGAAATTTAAACAGATGAAGGAATATGTTGAATTTATCCTTCGGAAGCAACTGTCTTACCCAATCAAGGAATATGGTCGTAGGTTGGTTAATATCAGATACAGCAACATTCGTCTCAGTATGAAATCTAAGACGACGCTGCATGTTTACAGCTTTCTGAATAGCCTGACGTTTAGTCGGCTTTTGCAAAATTTGCTTTATCTGATTTAACTCTAAGGCCATTTTCTTCGTCGTAAGTATAATTGCTATCTTTAGGTAATTCCCATCCACCGTTTATGGCTGTGCCCATATCAAGCAGGCGTTCGGCATGCTGAATGCCAAACTCCTGCCTCATATTGTACTTAGGCACAACTAACGTTACTGTTTGTTCTTTTTTCTTTCTCATAACTGAAAGTTTTAAACTCCAACGGAAGCAGCATTAACCCAATCTGTAAGAGGATTGAAGTCCAATGTTTCGCGCTTAATGATGTAGAAGTTATCACTCCAGTTAGGATAGAATGACCATTCAATGGTATTGCTGTCCGGCTCTTCAAAACCACCAAGCTTCTTGTCACCAACAAAGAACTTACCAATAGGAATTGGGAAGTATGCTGTAGGCTTATCCTGGTCATCTACCAAACAGCCGATATTACCATTTTCATCAATCAGCCAAACACCAATCTCTTCACACATATACTGTTTCAGCTGTGCAATTGTCTTCTGACTTTCCTGATAGATAGTGGCAGAGAACGTTGTCGGCTCACGGCCGATTGTAATCTCAATACCTCCAAGTGTCTGGTTACCACCGCCGAATGTACGAGCTGCGCCAGGCTCAGAAGTAGGTCCTTGAATATACGGAGAAACTGTCATCTTAGAACCATCAGCCGCGGAAAACAAGGTAGAAAACGATGCTTTCTTAGTCGGGTCAGTGACAGAGTTCTTTGTTCCAGCTGTCTTATAGATGCGCTGGAATGCAACTTTTTGAACTTGCCCCATACTCTCCTTGCATTCAGCAATCTCAAGGTCGGCGATATGAGCACCGGCAGGGCATCCACAGTTTAATCCCATATTATTTATGTTTTTAATGTTAATACTACCGAGCAGCTACCCTTAACTTGCATCGAATTACCTGTATTTTTGCTTCGAATTAACTTCTCCACAGTGCGAATATACTAAATTTCTTTATAAGCTGTACCGTTTTTAACATTTTTTATATAGGTATTTTTTATCTCATATTCTCGTATTATGTTTATTCAAGGCTTATGATTTATCATTCATATATAATTAGAAGCCTAGAAATTACGAGAATAATGCGAGAATATGAATTTTAGCCTAATCTTTTTATAGCTTCATACACATTTGGCTTAAGCTTATCCTTATATTTTTCAGCTATTTCTAATATGTATTCTTTCCTCGCTTGGTTATAAGCTTCAGCAGCAGAATCTACATCCTTAAAATAACCTATAAGCTTAACTTTTCCTTCAATAGATATTTCAGCACTATATCTATTTCCATACTTTCTGTATTTTACTCCTCTTGGTAAATCTGATTTTCGCTTTTTATTCTTTGCAAATAATAAATTTATAATTCTTGGCACAAAACTACACGCTTCTGGAGAATATACTTTATTGCCTTTAATAAGAATATCTTTATCTATATCAAAGCCTTCAATATAGTTTTCATCAAACCACTTTTTGAAGTTAGAAAAGTGCTTCCATTCTTCACATACAGAACAATCAGCATAAGCTTTGAATTTCTCTTCATGGCCAGGCCTATAACATCTATTTATCATGCCAGTCCATGTTTTATATGCTTGAGTTAATTCTACTTTGCCATTCTCATCTTTAACAAAAGTAAGTTCTGGTACATCATTTATACCAAAACCACAAATAGTTCCTCTTTCAAATTTCATACATTTCTAAGTTTTATTTTTCTGTTCATTGATTTACGGCTTCTCATCTCTATTACACCAGTTAATGCGTCTGGAGCATCATCATGGGTTGATTTTCGCTTATTATCTTTACGGTAAGTTGTAATAGCATTATAAAATTCACGCCATTTCTTATCCCAGTTTGCAGGAAATGCAACATCTGAGTTAACAAGGGCTGAATTTGAAAAAATGCGAGCAGCCTTATTTTTTGTCTGCGTAAAAGTGTGTATTACCGTTTTGAAGTTATGCAGCCCTGCTCTTACTTTAGATTTTACATTTCTAGCAAATTGCCTGCCACCGTTATTGGACTCTATTAAGCACTCAGATATACTGTTTTCTGTGAGCATTTTGGCTAATAATACTTCAGTTTTTTCCATCGGCTCTTGCGTATATAATATATCTATAACATATATAAGTTCTGGAGTGTTTATAAAGCAAATTGCACACAGATAATCAGAGCCAGTATCAGCAGTATCAACATAACACCATCTTTGTGAAGCCTCATGGCCAGATGGTAATTCTATATTTTGATATGTTCTAAACTCGTGATACATAAGGCCCTCAGTAGGAATTGGATTTTGCATATACTGCGTCTCAAATACTACCGGGTTAATCTCTCGTAGTTTATATAGCTCCTCAAGATTGTGCTTCATTGGCCAAAGAGCATATTCTTCTCCTGTCTCAGAGTCTGTTTGTATAACTGGAAGTGATAAAACAGTCCATGTATCTGGCTCTATCTCTTGTAAATAGCCACAGAGGTCATGCTCGTGCAATCTTTGCATTATAATAATGATGGGTGTCCTACGCGAGTTAACACGGTTACGTATTGTATTTTCAAAACGTTGGTTTATGCGCTCTCGTATAAGGTCAGATGCTGCATCGTCGGCTTTTAATGGATCATCAATCATAATTGCGCCTTGAAATATATTGGTTTTGGCATCTATCATTTTAAGCATTTCATTTGTATGGTCATCAAATACAAATATGTCATTGCCTCCATCCATTTTATCTATTTCTTCATCTACTGCTCCTGCACCAAATCCAGTTACTTGGCCTTGAGTTGATACTGCATAAAGTTCTCCTCCAGCTTTAGTTTTCCATCTCTTAGCCGAACCTTTCTCAGATGCAAGAGCTGAATTAGGAAAGAGCGTTTTATATAATTCTTCGCTCATTATATTACGAACAGTATCTGAGTTGTCATTCACGAGTATATCTGAATATGACAAATGCAAAAATCGGCACCGCGGATTTAAGGCAAAACACCAACTTATAAATGATTTGATAACAAGTTCTGTTTTGCCATATCGTGGTGCGATATTGATAATAAGGCGCGTAATTTTGCCATCCACGACATCTTGCAAGGCTTCAAATATCTTTTTGTGGTGCTCGGCCACAATGAATGAGCGCTTATATTGAGCTTTAAACATTAGTTTAGTATACTTTTCAAATGATGTCAAAGCCTCAAGACGTAACATTTCTACAGGATTTACAGTTCCGGGCTTTGTGGCATCTAACGCTGTTTTTTGCATTTCTTTAAGTGACTTCATTGTTATTTTACTTTATTAAGTTTTCACGTATAATCAGATACGCTTCACGACTTACAGGCACATTAGGAATAATACCTGTTTGGAGTTGTTGCTGCTCAGGTAGATTAAGCTGCATTTGACCTTTTCCAAACACACGGTCCCAAAGCTTCTCAACTGTTTCTATATTGCCAAGTTTTGCATCTTCTTGCAAGCGCTTTATAACTGTTTTGATAACGATTGGTATCTTTTTATTGTTATACAGAGCTGCAAGTTGTGCCTCATTGCATGTTAATAAACAAGCCAATAAATTAGCCGTGTCTTGCTTTGTAAGCTGAACACTTAAATTGATATTAAGGCTAGTAAGAAGTTTTGTTATTTCAGGTCTTGATGCTCCTTGTAACTGAAGTGCTGAGCGTATAGCTGATGAATATGAACCTCTGCCAGAGTCATGGCGTTCTGCTAACTCAGTCGCTTTAAGCGGCTCTACAGTCTGAGCCTCAAGTGCCTCAATAGCCTCAACTCGTTTTTGCTGCTCCACGATACGTTTGGCTTGAAGCTCAGTTTGGCCATCTGGTATTTCTTCCACACCGAGTTCTTCTGCTAATGATTGGCGTTTTTCTTGTTTAGCTTGAAGATTTTTAAGCTTCTGCTTTTCAAGATATTTAATACGAGCCAATTCCTTCGCATCTTGTTTTGATTTGATGCGCGTGGCCTCTTGTTCTACAAGCTTAGATGTATCTGGATTAGACATTCCAGGAACTACTGGCCTGTTTGGCAATATATCTGCTAATTTCTGTGCTATTTTATCTGTTTTCATATCAATGTTGGTTTTTTGCAATAAATTCCTTTTGTCTTTCTATCAGTTCGGCTTCTGATGGCAATTGAGCTTCTCTAAAGCGCCTATCTTTAGATTTAGAAATATCGACTATTGGCTGATAAATATAAGACCATATATATCTTCCTGCTGATTTTATATGGCCGTTACAGCACATGGATATATTACTTGCACAAATACCTGTTTCTTCAGCAGCATCTTTTATAGAAGCGTATTCGCTTATAAATAAACCTGTATTTCTATCATAACAGCATACAGACTTTGGAAGTCGCCCTCTTTTATGAGTGTTATAAATACTGTTTGGTGGGTATGTAGCATTTTTGTCTATTTCGCTTATAAGCTCTTGTAATAATATATTAGCATAATTCTGTTCAAGAGCATTACCAGCTTTTATAAGAGTATTATAGCCATAAGGCAGATATGTTCTATTCGCCTTTATCAGTTCATACTTGTAAGCAAGTACTTCCGACTCATCTGTAAGATTATACTTTTCTATATTAACAGTTATGTATTTGCTGTTTAATAAAGCTTGTCTTAGCTCTATACTCTTTGCGTTTATGCTTAGAATTTGTCTGATTAGACTTTTTACTCCTCTATACACTGATTGATTGAAAGTATGACAGACTATGAGCCTACTATCAAATTCAAATTCTACAGTGAAGACTGCCCATTCATTTGATAGGCTATCTATGCTTGTAGTAATATCTACCTGTATGCCATCAATGTTTACCATATTAGAAATTTTATTGCGATTTATATTTACAACACGAAAATACATAAATAGATATATATAAAAAAAATTCTCGCACAGAAAATTCATAGGAAAAAAATTTTCAAGAAACAATATAAAACTTTTTGTTTCTCAGCAAAGTATTAAAAATCAATTAGTTAAGCATTCTCGCATTTCGAAATAAACGAAACAAGGCATGTTCGTAAAAGTTATACGGTGCATTTAATATGTAATAATTATATTTTGGTTTATAAGTATAATAAGTATAAATTCTATATTACAACTCATTCTATTTTTTAGTAATTTCTTTGTTTATATTGTTTATTTATATATAATCTATTGAAAATCAATCACTTACTGAGAAACAATCGATTGTTTATTTTGTTTCTCTTGTTTACAGCCTTTTTGCGAGAATGCCTGAATGATGGCCTTTGCGAATTTTGATTTGGTGGCAATTTGCGAGAATGATTTGAAGCCAAAAAATTTTTCTGCCTATGGACATGGCTCTATATACTATATATAAGGGGCACCCAGGCACTGCGGCAGGGGCCTAATTTCCACACGGGCAAAATTCTCAAAATATAAAAATTTATTTGGTTAAAAAGCATTAAGCCTGACAGCCTAATTCGTTAATTATGGTTTAATTCGTTAAGAAGCATTAAGGCTATCAGCCTGTTAACAACTCTTAGCTAAAATAATTTTCAGGTTCCAAGCCAGAGACAGGCTCATAGCCTCTCCTCCAACAAGGTTTAACGAAAATTTAACACTTCCTAACCAAATATATTTTCAGGTTCCAATTATTTTATTAGCTGACAGGTATAAAATTATTATTTTCAACTTATTAACGAAACAACCAGGAAATTTAATACGATTTAACCCATAAAATTTTTATATGTTATTTATTTTACAGGTTATATAGCCGACATTTTTTAATATTTATATCCAGGTTTCTTAACACTTTTTTAATATATAAATTTTATAGCCGATAAAATTATTATTATATTAGCATATCGAAAATAAACCGGATATATATAATAATTTATTTAATGGTTATTAACGAATATCCAATATTTATTAACCAAATAAATTTTTCCGGTTAAAATAAAATTGGTATATTAGCAATATAAATAAAACGGAAATAATTAAAATATAACAGTAATGAAAATTAACAGAAATTATCGTTTCGTCCTGACAGTTCTGGACAACGAGAAAATTAACGCGGGAGAAATCCGTATTGACAGCTGTGCTGTAACCGGCGAGAGAATGTTTGCCAGCGAATGCCATTATTATGCCGAAAAAAATATTTTGGAATGCCTGAAAGAGGCCGACAAGAGAAATGACCTGAGCGGTTATTACGGCCATACGTACTGCATTTATAAGGAAAACAAGTCGAAAAAGGAAACAACCGAACGAGAGGAAGACGGCAAGAAAATTGTCGAGACGAGAGAAATACCGGGAGAGGCAATGCTGCTCGAAATAATAACCGTGGACGAAAACGGCGTAAATATCCGCTGATGCGGATATTTAGCCCAGGCCGGGAAGGCTGCACAGGAGTTCGACTCTCTTGCTGGGCACAATTGGCAATATTGCCGAGAGAATTAAAATAAACTGTAATATGGATAAATTTAATTTAGTAGTACGCGCTGCAAGAGAATTGGCGCGTGCCGTACAAGAGAATTATTATGACCTGTCAGACCTAAATATTATTAATTACAGCGAGGTATGTGAATGGTGTAACTTTCCTGATTTACAAGACGGAGGTATATATGAACAGGCTATTGATGCGGCTGCAAAAATTATTATAGAGATTATTAAATAACAGGAGAATTATGACACAATTACAGCAATTTTTGTTTGAATTATCGTTCGGACAGACCAGGAAAATACGCGAATATATGCTGAAACGATATAACGTGTATTGTGGTTCAATGAAAGACCTGGAGCAGGCCATAAATGATTATATACCGAACGAGGATATATTAGAAGAGCTGTCAGAAGTATTGGCATGACAGGAGAGTCCTGCACGGGAGAATGGCCGAGAGAAAACGGCATCAGTGGCTCAACTCCACTGGCAGGAGCAAACATTAAATTTACAGTAATATGAACAAGAGAAAATTGGCCTTAATGGTCGGAATGCACAAAATAATATGTGTGTACAATAATGCACTCATTGGCTACTGCAAAGGATTGAGCGGCGTGTGCATAGCTTTTGAAGAGTATGGCCTGCGCGGTGTTGGGCTATCGTCAACTAAGCACGCAAAGCAATTTATAGATAACTTGTATAACAATAAGTAATATGAACAAGAGAATAACAGGAGAATACAGTTATGACAAAGAATTATTACAGGAGTGAGTACTCCGACAAACAGTGGAAAGCCTTAATCGACAAGGCTACGGAACTGGGTTGCCAAATAACTTATAGCAAGTACGGCAACATAGTAACAATCGACAGCACAGACCGGGAGAGCCGAGTTATAGCAACTACCGGGAGAGGCGAACAAGACAGAGCTGTATGGGCCGAGAGAATACACGGCATGATACAGGAGAGCACAGACCTCAGAACGTGGAAAGTACAACCCAAGAGATACCGCAAAGGCTATTGTCCGACTATTTGCAAGAGTCAGAAGTCGGCTGAGCATGAACAGGAGCGTCTCGAGAGAATGACAGGTTTTGAGTGGACAATAACAGTAATACCGGAATAATATACAAATAAAGAATATTAATAATATAAAAACAGTGATATTATGGATGAAAGTACATTCGGTTGGCTCATAGAGTATGAGCAGCAACTCAGAGAAGCTGGGTATGATGAGGAAACAATTGCTCATCTTGTATTAGAAGCAGTTAAATAATTAAAACAGGAAAATATGAGCAGCAAGAGAACTTATATCGTTACATTCTGGCGTAGCAATCCGCAATTGAAGAATGGCGGCTATTATACGACAAAGGAATTTCAATCTGTGTCGCTCCAAGGAGCAACAAAACAGGCCGAGAGATATGCAGCTAGTAATATGTATGGAGGCATGGCAGTAAAAAGTGTTGAACTAAAACAAGAGAACAGCTTAAAAATATAGTAGATATGAAAAAAGTAATTATTGGCGCTATAGCCATCCTCGCAGTTATGAATGGAGTAGCTTTGCACGAAACACAGCAGTTAAAAGCTGAAATTATATATCAGCAGCAACTGCTTGATGCTCAAGAGAAATATTTTAGGGCCGAAATATACAGAGCTAACGCGATTTTTTACTTTATCGCTTCACCAGCATTTCAATATAAAGCCGCTCGAGAGAAATTACAAGCTGATATGAAACAAGCATGTGAAAAATATAAAGCAATTAAGGAGGACTAAAAATGGCACAGCAAAAAAATTATAGAGGCGATTATATGCTGTTAGATAGACTTCGCCAAGATTGTGATTACTATTTTGGCCATGGCGGCCGAAATGCTGAGCATTGCCTTTGGGCTCACGACGAGCAGAAACAAATCGATAAAATGCGAGAGCTTTATGACTTGTTGCCGGTTAAACCTGAGTGGCTTACAAGAGAACAAATTGATGAATATGCAGCAAGAATGAACGTAAAATAACCAACATTATTTAACGAAAAAAGTTCTTAAAGCAGTAATCAGATTAAAATAAAAGTAGTATATTTGCATATACTTAAAAAGATATAACGAATATGGTAACAATGAAATTTTCAGCAACCAAGTCAGAAACATTGTTTTTGACACCGACAATTGCAGTTGAACAAGACTACTCAGAAACAGCAATCCGATTTGCTCTTTGGCACGGCGTGTTCAGTGTAGAGGTAAGCAAGAGTTACAAAAACCGTAAAAGCTAAATAACATGGCAAGAAATGAAATGTTTGTAACGGTTTATAGGCTTGAAGCTTATGATAATTATGATGCCTTAGACGGCTTCATGGAAGCAATTTGCGATTATGCAATAATATCTAAAGAAACAGATTATACGCTTACAGTAGTAGCTTCTTCAGAAGCCTTGAGCCTATCAAGATTGGCTAATATGGCACTCAGATTTTTTGGCAAGGAGGGATATAGTATAAGTACTCTCGGACTCTTAGGGCCGTTTAAAAAACTCAATTGATATTTTTTAACATAAAACTTGGAAAAAAGTTCCCAAAGCGGCTCAATAATTCAAAAAAACATAGTATATTTGCAATATCAAAATTAAACAATAACATTTTAATAACAATTCAAAATTTACAGTATTATGGCAACAAAGAAATTTTCTCAGATGACAACGAAGAAGCTGAATGCTCTTTTGGCAACAGCAAGTGATGAAGACAAGAAGGCTATCGAAGCCGTACTCGCAGCTCGTGAACAGGCTCAGGCCCCCGCTGCTCCTGCAGCTCCTGAGGCAACCGCAGAAGAGACTCCTGCAAGTGAAGAAGAAACTCAGCTCAGCCCTGAGGAAGAAGCAGCTATTAAGGCAGCTGAAGAGAATGGCGGGCTCAACCCGCTTTACAATGGCAGCAAGGCAACTCAGGAGAAAAAGCCAAAGATGACCGATGAGGACCGTCATGCACTGGCCGAAGAGCTGAAGAAGAACGTTAACCATCGTTGTCAGGCAGTTCCTTTCAACACCGCAGAATGGGTTGACGGCTATATCGCCGGAGTGATTGAAGAGAAGCGCAGCAATAAGGTGCTTTACGCAATCAAGACAGATGACGGACGCCGCATTATTAAGGTACACGACAGCAATCTCGTTCGCATTCTGGACGAAGTTGTTGAGCCGGAGAAGAAAGCCCGTGCTCGCAAAGCAAAAGACCCGGCAGACAAAGTTGAATGGACGCCGGAAGCAATTGCCGAAGAGGTTAACGAAGTTATCGGCAATGTAGGTAAAACGGTAGAATTTGAGAAATACCGCACTACAGACGAAAACGGTGAAGAGCACATTGAAATGGTAGTTGGCCGTATCGTGGCAATCGTGCCTGACAAACGAGCTCAGCGCTTGCTCTACCGCATTTCAGTTCCGGCTCCTATCGAAGGCAATCCGCTTGCAACGAAGACTATGCACAAGGTTGTGAAAGCCGAGGGCATTAAGATTGCCGAAGAGTTCGACGAAGAAGGTGCACAGCTCAATGCCAAGTATCTGGAGCGTCGTGAGGCAGCAGCAACTCGCACTCCGCTTACTCCTCAGGACCGCGTAATTCGCTGCGAGGAGAATGTGAAGAAGGCAGAGGAGAAGCTGCAGAAAGCTCAGGAAGAGCTGGAAGCCAAAAAGAAGCAGCTCGAGGATGTAAAGAAGGAGCTGGATGAATATCTCGCCGGTCAGGCAAATGGAGAAACTGCCGAAGCTCCTGCTGAGACTACAGCCGAAGAGGAGTCACTTGCATAACACAGCCACCTGACACCGTTTCTCCCATAGAGCCGTCTCGAAAGAGGCGGCTCTTTTTTTGCTGCATATCTAAGTATGCGGCTATTTTTGTATTATCGCGATTTATGTTAAAATATGTAAACTCATAGAAACATGCTTCTTTCGCGTTCTAGGACACTTTTAGGCTTTAGGTGTACTATAATATGGGTTAACTCAATTCGACGCGATAGAGGCCAAAAGAAGTGTATCTATCAATGTATTTTTATAAAGCCTATAATATGAATTAAGGCATGGACTTTCTTGAGCTTTAAGCCACCAAGCAGTTATATAAATAGCTGTTAAATTTATGGCTAAAAAGTTGACTCATTTTCTTGGCTTCTAGGACACTTTTATTTGAGAATAATAGTAAACTAAATCTATAAAAAGAAATGAGGAGAGAATGAACGAGAATAATGAAATTTCATATATTTTCGAGGCGTTTAGAGCTCTATATTTTTATTTTGAAGCTGCAATAAACCAGTGAAAAATTTTTATGTTAAAGTCTGTAAAACAGTGATTTATATCAAGATTATTTTGTACTTTAGCCTATAAAAGAATAAAAGTAAAACTGTTAAAAAATGTTACACACTAGAACTCATAAAAGCCGCATGGCCATTATGATTAAACAGCTTATGCCTGAGTGTACAAGCTGTGTAGCTCGTGTGCACAGCGGACTATGCAGCAATTGTCCACATTGGACTCCGAATGTGATACAGGAGTTAACAGAAGAAATGGCCGAGAGAATATCCGCCACAATTGGACAGGAGAATATCACAAGGCCCAACGAGAGAAATGTTGAACAAAAATAAATAATTGCAATATGGAAATAAATGAACAAGAGAATACCCAAGAGGTACAGCAAGAGAATTTGCTTGATGGCTCTCAGTCAGTTCAAGCAATGCAAGAAGAAAATGAACTGCCAACAGCTGTTCAATTAGTTCAGCCTCAAGCTGCTTTAGATGAAATAGCAGAGCTTGAGAAGAAATATCGTGAAACTATAGAACGGGAGAATAAATGAGCAATTTTGTTTTAGATTACAGCAGAAAGCAGACTTTGCAAATATCAAATGATGCTTTTTGCTTTTTGTATTATGGCGAAGAGCCATTAGACGAAGACAATTTGGAAGAAGCTAATGAGGTATCTGAAATGTTTTCCAATAATTTTTATATAGAAGATAATTGGAAAGCAGTTGATGACTCAGACCTTATAGAATGTACTTTTGTTCCGTATGTTGAAGACCAAGCCAATTATGATGAATATGAGGACCTTACCAAATATATTCAGCAGCAAATAAAACGGCTTGATGCAAATCATATTAGAGTGTGGTGGTTTAATAACCAAACTGGGGCAAGAGAATTACGCGGCGATTTTAAGGTTTATACCAATAAATATGGCCTTAAGTGTTTTCATACAGGCAATCAAGATGAGGATTTTGTGACAGGAAAAATGAGCCTGTATTTTTTGAAGAATTTCAAGAAGCGCGTAGCTTAACAAGTGGACGAGAGAAATATAAGGCAGACTACTTTTCTGTAGTCTGCCTTTTTTACATTAAGCTTTCATCTTCTTCTATAACGAGAGAATAACCGACTCCTCGTATGGTTTCTATAGCTACTCGGTTATCCATTTTAAGCATATTTCGCAACATACATATATGGACGTCTAAGCTACGTTTATTAAAGTAGTTATCATCAGTCCATACTTGTTGCATAAGTATTTTCTTAGGTAATGTTTCATTTTTATAAGCACATAGTAAAGCAAGAACTTGGCTTTGTTTATTATTAAGCTGTGTTTTTACACTGCCTATAGTAAGAATTTTATCTACTGTATTAAACAGGTAATCGCCTATCTCATAAGATGGCTCTATACTTCTTACTCGCACACCACATCTTTTCAAAACGGCTTTTATTCTTCTTATAAGCTCCTCAATGTTATATGGTCTTATAACGTAATCATCTGCACCTTCATCAAATGCTTCAATAACATACTCATATCGGGCTTTATCCGATACCATTATTACCGGTATTTTATTATCTGATTTGCGCAAAAATTTTAATGGCTTTAGCCTCATAGAGGCATCTGTTGTTTTATAATGGCTTAATATGCATAAGTCATAATTCTTTTCTCTGATTTTGATTAGTATATCATTCTCAGTTGAGGTTATTACTTGAAAGCCGTTATACACCAAATAATCTACAAGGATTTTACAGTCTTCATCTTGATAGATTAAAATTCTTGGCAATGCTAATTTAGTGTTATTACTTTTCATACCATTTCTTTAATTTTGTTTTGCAAATCGTTATATAGAACTTCATACCAAAATGGATTAAGTCTTAACAAGTCAAAGTATGAGTATACGCCTTTTTGGTATATTAAAGAAGCATATTTAAGCTCTTTGTCTGCTCTTTTTTTAAGATGCTCATGATAGAACTTTATAGACTGGTCCACATTTACCAAGAATGGTGATTTATGCTCCATAAGAACTTTCTGCTCTGTATTTTGAGCAAAGTAATATGGGATATTCGGCATCGCCCAAAAAGTTAATCCAGCACCATATTCCTCACTTGCTTTATATAAAAAGCCAGGGCATGGACGAATTGAGTCAGGATATAAGCTTTTACATATTCTTAACCTACGTGGAATAAAAGGATTAAGTAAAGTAGTTAATCGCTTGTTTATATAAGTTGAGTATTTATCAACCATTCTTGTGTGTTCTTTAACAAGTGATGAAACTAACAGCTTAATCCTTTCATTTCCTATAGGGTCACTCAGGCGTATATATTCTTGCCTGAAAGCTTCACGCTGAATACGTATTCTGTCTTCTTTAAGCCGTTGAGACTTTTTCCTTTTAGCTTCTATGCTAGCCATTGCAGCTCTGCGCTGTCCCTCAGGTCCAAATAGTTTTACACCTTGGCAATTATTTGGACCTAAGCCTGTCCATGGCATTTTATCTCCATATCTAGCTTCAATTTCTTTGTTTTCCTGCTCTTCTTCAGATAATTCAACATGCTCTTCTTCCAAGGTAATTTTTTCAATTGCCTCAGATTGAGCTTCTTGAATATCCTCATCATCGCTTTTAATTTCATCGAGAAATTCAAAGAGTTCCTTTTCGGTTAAGTCTCCATATTGCTTAATATCTTCCATGCCACTTAAATAAAGACTTGATTATATCTTTTCCAGCTTGCTTGTTAAGCAATCCAAAATATGCGATTGCAAGCATGAGCCTTGCTATTTTATGCAATACCCAGGCCAATAGATATATAGGGAAATAAAGTACACCTACACATCTCCATAAAAATTTAAGTACCTTTTTCATTTCCATAATCCTTTTTTATATAAATACTTTCCTGCGTTCATACCCAAGCTAAACATTCCTGAGCCAAAAAGAACCAATGCTAATATTTCATGCAATGTTATTTCCATAATTTTTTTATTTTTCTAATATACTTAACGGTTGTTTTATTTCTGCAAATTGTGCATTTATGCGCTGCATATTTGCCTGCTGGTTTATAGCTTCTTTTATAGGACTTTTTATTTCTTGTATGTTACTTAGCATATTCGCTATACTAAATGGAGGACATGCCATATAAACATCAGCCAGTGCATCAACTAACTCATCTTTGCTCAATTTCTGCAGATTGCTCTTTATTATCTCCCTTATTGGATTGTTCATCTTCTGCTTGCTTTAATTCAACATAAGTTCTATGAAAAGCTTCATCACCTATTCTTTTAATAAAAGTTCTAAGCATAGAAGGATATTCGCTTGTATTTATAGTCTTATCGACTACTTTCGCGTAAAGAGCAGCAAGAGCTTTAGGCCCAAATACCTTTTTCTCTTGTAATCTTTCAATGGGGCCTCTTTTGAATTGAACACAAGGACTTCCATTCATAATATTTGTACGAATTAGATACAAATCCTTAATCAAAGCCTCGATATGCTTTTCAAACTGAGGCATTTGAATAATATCAATAACTTTCAAATCTTCCAGCTTCATTTTTATAAGTTTTTAAGTTGTTGTTTATAATACTTTTCTTGCATATCGAAATGTCTCTTATATATATGCAAATCATGAGCAAAATGGTAATAAGTGCCTATTGGCACACCGAGCTCATCCGCAACTAATTGTTGAAGTTTTGTCCAGCAATATTGGTCATTGCAAAAACCATAAACCAAATCGTTGCTTCGCATAGTTACACACATATCAAGAGTTCCTATTTGAGGCTTAATATCAAATCCGACTGATAGCGTACAAGGTGTATCATACTTATAGTCATCTTTTTCTTTGCCATCAAATATAGTAAACCAAGCTTGACGAGTATCTTTATTCTCTTTAAGCTGTTCAATGCACTTTGCCAATTGGTGATTGCGAGTCCACTGCCATCCATAATTAGAATTGACAATGTTATCTCCACCATGCATTTTATCCCACATAGGAGCATGCTTTTTAATTTCAGCTACACTCCTATCTCCAGACATATACCAGGCATATTCGCGCTCTGCATATCGTTCGCTGAATTTACGCCATTCTGTTGTTATGACGCGTTGCTGAGGATTAAGTAAATAAAAACCAACATTGTAAACAGCTTTTGTTCCAACATTAGTATTTACTCCTTGGCCCATTATAAAACCATATAAATCCTCAAAGGCTTCTGTTGCATTTTTATAAGCTATGTTCATTCTATCCAAATTTGTTTTGTTTGCCAATCCATTCTGCCATTTGATATTTTGAAAGTTTCTGCTTGTTTCCAAGTATTAAAATACCTAAGCAGCATTCCTGTTGAGTCAAATACACCATATTGAATTTTTCCCATATCACTTAACTATTTTATTGGTGCTGCTGTTATAAACTCTAAACAACAATTCTTCAGCTTCTTCATTCATGGCATTGCAAATACTTATTGCTTCTTCCATAGATAAGCCTGTAAGTTCTTCGTCATCATCATTTACTGCAATTTCGCCAGTTATAACTCTAACATCAAATAAGTTTGCAGAAGCAAAAGCCTTAGCAGCATCAAGAGCTTGTATACAAATATAATGTACAGCATCCCAGTATATATAAGACAATGTGCTTGTATCTTTTAATATATCGACATAAAGCTCTCTCAACTTTTCTGGCTTAAACCATCCATGCTCATCCATTCGTCTATATTCAGCAAGCCATCTGCCATATCCATTTGTGGCCTTAAATCTGTTGGCATAAACAGCCACAAATCTAAGAAATTGGTCTGTATAAACGACTTGTGGAATTTCAACTGTTTTCTTCTTGAGCTGTTTCATGTGCTTAAAGTTTATATATTCTCGCGCGTTCTAGAGCGCGCCTATTATTCCATTATTATTCAATCATTCATGTACTTAAAGCGCGATATTGCGCGCGAGAATAATGTGAAAATCAATCCTTAGTATGACCCAGTAGACCCGAGTGCTCCATCACCACGCTCGGATGAACGGCTGAAAAGCTCTGACTCAGAAACTTCTTCAAGGCCTTCATACGATACGGGCACAAGAATAAATTGTGCTATTTTCATACCTGGCTTAATGTGGACCTTGGCTTTACCGACATTAACAACATGTATATGAATTTCACCTTGGTAATCTTCGTCTACAATCTTAGCTCCGAGGATAACGATGCTTTCAAATGCTTCTGCTTTCGGTGTTCTACCGGCTCCAAGGCAAGCCCATTTAGAAGTTACAACTCCTGATTTATCGGCTGCCATAAGCATATATCCTTCTGGAATTTCCATCTTAATACCTGATGGTATCAAAACATCAGTTCCTGGATTTACGATAAAGCCTTTATTACTGCCAAAGTTAGGAACGAAAAAATCAATTCCTGCTGCTTTACCAGTTCCACGAACAGGAGACTTTACATTTCTTATTTTTGCAAACTTCATAACTACACTATTTTAACAAGTTCCTTAGCTGCTGTTTCTACGGCTCTAGCAAGTCTATGTTCAACTTCTGGACTTATAAGGCTGTAAACTCCTTCTTTTTCAAAAGCGTCAGCCATGATAGCTCCAATTTTTGAAAGCTTAGGATTAGAAGTGTTAATGCCGTGCTTATTCATAAGTTCTTTGTTGTACTCATACTTAATACCTCTGCCATTTTCTACAGGAACGAGCTTAGCTATTTCTGCATGAGTATTTGACTTTCTGCTCGGAACAGTGATAATAATCTCCTGATTGGTTGTCATGCACATATCTGTGCACATTTCCATTACTTCATTGAAGTTGCGTTTAAACTCTCTTGGAGTTACTGAAATTAAACTTTTCATAATGATGCCAAATTAGCAATTAAGTTCAACATATATGTTTTGTCTTTATCTCTTCTGAGCTTCATCTTATCTTTTAAGGC